TCCTCTTGTTTATTCAAAAATGAAACCATCTATAGAAAAAGATTCTCCTTTGTATAATGGTTTAGTTCTTCCATTATGCTTATCCCAACAACTACAACATTGATTCCGTAAAATCGTATCTGATTTTGATACCAGATAAAAGTTTACTGTAGGCTGTAATACACCACAAGTATTACACCTCTTTAGTGTTAAGATAGTATCTCCAAATACTGTCTTATTTGTTTTTTCTTTTGCCGTATTTCTCCAAACTACGGGGATACAATCTATTCTAAAATACTGAGTATTCATATTGATATTCTATATTTACAAATTAAACACACGGCTTAAATAATCAGAAACGTTTTCCCAATCATTTATAATAGCCAACCCTACCATAATAGATAATAGCCACCAAAACGAACTATTATTCTTATCATTAATTTCTATCTGTTTTTCTACTGCTTTTTTTGCTGAATAGTATTCTGTATATCTACTCTTCCAGCCACTATCTTCAACCGAAGCTTCCCAAACATATCCATTAATAATACTACCAACTACTCGCTTAGTTTCTATTTCAACTAGAATACTATCATTTCCTTTGGGAATCCATTCGTATTTTTCCGAATTCATTTAATATCTCCGCTAGAATCGGCTACATCTTTATCTTCTCTAATCTCAACAAAGATTGGAAGGAATAGAGAATGTTCGCCTGTTTTAGTTACGATGCGGCTATTATACTTTACCGCGACTGTTTTTCCAATTAAATTTTCATTAATCAATTTCTTTCTTTGATCGTCATTAAAACCTGAACCCACACCAACCTTAAGAATACCATCTGACGATTCACATAACAAAGCACCTAGCATTCCCTCGCATTTACTTCCTGGAGTACCTTCCTGAATACCTACAATCTTAAGATCACATTCCAATTCACCCTTAAACTTAATCTGAGTCTTAGATCTTTTATTCTCCCAGATACCATTTATATCTTTCAGGATAATACCTTCTTGACCTTCCGCAAGATATTCTTCAAAAATAGTTCTGGCTTCTTCTAGATTAAATACAACTGTATTTGTTATAAAAGAAATCTTTTTTGGAAGAGAATAAGTAGTGATAGGTTCAATTCTATCGCAATATCTAGTAGTATCTTTACCAGAAATAAACTTATCGTAAGGAATACAATCCCAAATAACGGCATTTACCATAGAAGCCTCTTTATCAGAAAGAGTTCCGCGTTGAGCCTTCATAAGAATACCATTTCCGGTCTTACGATCTAGGATAACTCCATTATCTTTAACAAGAAGTTCTCCGTCAAATACAAGATCTTTTCCATCGGATAGGTAAACAAATTCTTCAGATAGATTCCCTAATAAATCTAATTCTTTACCATTACGAGTACGAAATTCAACAGCGCCATTATGAACGATAGCGTTGAATCTCATTCCGTCGGCTTTTACCTGAGCATATGCTGGATACTTAATCTTATCAACTAACTTATCCTCATATTGAGAACAAAGCATACAAGGATATTCCTGAATAAGATTAGGCCATACCGCATTAGCAGTAGATATAGATACTCCGCATTTCAAATCTTTTTTAATAATGCGTTCAATAACCTTATCATCACCCTCTACAGAGTTAGCTAGGATATCAGTCAAAAACCTAATTCCTTCGTTTCCGGTATAAACCCTAGATGATAAATTAGACAACAATTCAATACTTTCGCTTAGAGGTCTATTATAGCCAGAAATAGTATAAGAAGGAATCTTACGGATATAGAAATTAGTAAACGGATCTAGAGCCAACCTTACGACTTCTTTAAGAAGTGTATTATCAGCATTCGCCTTTAGAGTATCCAGCTTGAAATTACGGGAATTATCAGAAGCAAGAGTTTCAAATAGTTGATTGATATTCATTTTAGTATCCGCTGAATTTTTCCATTAACCATGCGCCAAATTTTGTGGCAGTTCAGTATGCTTCTCCATTGCCAAGTATTATATTCCTTTAATCTAATTAACCTACCATTACGAGTTGACCACTTATTCTTTATTTTTCGTTTATAATCAGACTTATTCATTTATTTTCTTCAGTATTTTGAATTTACGACGAGATGTAGAAAACGATAATGGCTTTAATAAGTATATTGGATTTTCTTGATTTATTGGAATATAAGCTAGAATTTTACTCTTGCTATCGTTTACATAATATATGTGATTAGGGTATGTATTTTCCCCTATTTCTTGCATGATGATCATATAACCTCTTAACCTCAACCGTAGAATAATTGTACCCTGGATGAAGAAAAAAGTAAAGGGGACTTGCGTCCCCCGACTTTCGCTCTTTGACTTTCGTCAGTCGTCGATCCAAATAACGAACTCTTTGTTATCAGTATCATTTAGCCTTTCTATTCTATTATGATATTCCTTACCATCATACCCTTTAATACTAAATGACCAAGAATCCCCTACTCCGAATGTTGGAGTACCAAAGTCACTCCAATCATACCTTTCTCCGTCTGGAGATTCATCTTCTTCAAAACATTGTTGAATAAGGCATTTAGTATTAACTCTAGCTTCAGGCCAACTAATCCAAGGATTAAATACGGCAAAACAAAACATAAATGGAGTTTCTCCATCGCCCCCAACAGATCCATTTACATCACCCCACCATTCAAACCCATCATAATTCGATGGTCTATTATCAGTTGAATCCGTCCATTCAATAATATATGCAGGGTCATCGTTTTTAACTAAATGCGGGTCAGGTGGTTCAGGCGGCGGATTTTGTCCAGAATATCCGATTAGTTGTACTGGAAAGTATCTACCTTCTTTCTGAGCATTTAATCCGCGTTTGGCTACTAATCTACAAGGTTTAGTCATACATTCTCCTTATTTTTGAGGTAAAGTAATCATAGGAATAGAACCAGAACCCATAGTAGTTGTAGGCAATACTCCATTCCAATTTCGAGCGATTTCATATTGAACCAACTGCGGAGAAGCGTTCAGAGCCTTAGATTTAGCTTCGATGGCACTTGCTTCAGCCTCACCATTAATCCTTATAGATTCGGCCTCTGCTCTTGCTACAGCAAGTTTAGATTGCGCCACGCCATTAGCTTCTTCAATCGCTTTTTGAGCTTCAGCTTTAGTTTGCTGAATTTCATTTTCACGAGTCATCGCCATTTGAGTTGCATTTATTTTACGGTCGATATTTTCTACTACTGTTTTAGGAAGGTGTAGAGTACCAACCCAATAGATATGTTCAATAATAATACCGATAGGTTCTACTTCTTTCTTAACGTTTTCTTCTACTTTAGCTAGAAGTTCAGTCTTACCTTGTCCATATACAGTTTCTACATCTTGAGTAGATGATGCTTTTACTAGAGCATCCCTTACCATATTACGAAGGTAAATTTGAGAAATTTCATCAATACCTTTTCTATACTTTTGAAATACTACAGAAACCTTAGTTGGGTCAATATGATAACTGATACCAATATCAGCATTTACATTCAAACCTTCTCTAGTCTGGAATGTAATAGATTCTTTTTCACCTTCCCAATTATCGGTTTGAGTGAAGGTGGGAAACAAATACATCTCGTCATTAACACCAAGGAAGTATCTACCCATACCTCGTTCTTCTACATCAACCCCTTTTGAACCTCCGAGCATATGTACTACAACTCCAACATAACCGTTAGGAACTGTAGTACAACTACGAACGCCGAATATCATAAGAATAAACAAAAAACCAATACTAGCAAACGATTTTATAGACATTAAAACTTCCCCTTAATTTCATTACAAATTTCAATAAGCCGTAAAACAATCACGGTTACGCTAATCAATACCAAACCCAATCCAATTATAAAATTTTGAGTATCATCAGAAGATACTAACTCTGGAATCAGTTGAAATATCATATAACCAACAACCACTATCAAAATAACATTAACACATACAGAAAAGTATTTCACTTCTTATCTCCTAATAATTCAATAATTATATACATTTACGAATTTCTCTATTATAATTTTATCCATGCTATTTTAATCTATATTCATAGAAATAAAAAAATGAACCTGAATATACATAATTCCTTCTTCTCTGAATAACACGGAGCCATGCGATAGTCCTTTCGTCAACCCTCGTAGGATACCAAGCAAACCAGTCGAACCATTTATCGTCACCGTTATACTTTTGTCTTTCTTCAAACTTCTTTAAATATGCAGATTTCATTTGTATAATCACAGTTTAATATCCCAATGTAAACCATCATTAGTTGGTAGAGGTTGAGAGTTATAATCTTTAATAACTAACTCAGCAAACTGTTCTAGTTTTATATAGAACTTTGAATCATAAGTATAATCAAATCCAACTTCGCGAGCCAATTCAAATACTTTTTCTTTAGTCATATTATTCCTCTATATATTCAATTTCTTCTGTATAAGGAGTATACGGGAATGTTACTGGAGTTCTGGAGTTATAATTAGTGAATCGAGCCTTAAATCTTTCTCCCGTTTCTTTATCAGTATACCATTCCCAGAATACTTTACCCTCAACATCATATGCACCATCATCGTCTTTGAATACACGACTACATCGTTTATTCTGAAAAAGGCGTTTATCAGAAGAACATTCAGTAACATCATTCCATTCAGAATCTTCTCCGGTTAATGGAGATAATGGCTCAAACTTTAATACTTTTTCTAGAATATTACGAGTAAATCTAGAACTCATACCAGAATGACCTTGTTTCTCGAATTCTTCTATTATATGTAGAACATCATTACGAATCATTACATTATATTCATCAGAGTCTTCAGTCATTCCAATAATATCTAATTCAGTTTTTGTAAAATCTAATATGCTCATATTATTCTATCAATTCATATGTCTGTTCAAATATGTCTGGTTTACAAGGGTAATGTTCTCCTTGAACTCCGGTGATAACCCAATCACCAGGAGTAACAATATGTCCACCCTCAAGGGTATCAATCCATCCAAAATTGCCATTATATGGTTTTACTTCGGGATGGTCTCCAACTCTAAACCATTGAGTGGCTTCTATAACTACTGGTCTTTTTCTAAATTTCATTCTATTTCCTCCCAAGTACCCTTTTCCATATCCCAATGCCTATCATCACTAAACTCTAATCCAATAGAATACCCTAACAAACCAAAATAAAGGCATAACCCAGCATGACTTTCTCTAGCGGATAACCTGAAATAGAAAAATATAATGGTATTATCTTTTGTAAATTCTAAATCTAGAGTTTTATTCTTTGATACCTTTATGAGTTTATTGTAACTCTTAAATTTCCTTACAAATGGGTTGGTTATATTAAAACTAAAATATATCATTAATAAGCCTCGCTATTAAATATCATTCTTCTGGAATTGGATAATCCCAAGCTCCGCACACGCACTCGAAAGAACCTTTAGCAAAACATATACATATATGATATGGAATAGGCTCGTTATTATCTGGATCAGTTAACAATACACCATCTCTAGCATGATATAAGCGACCATCTATATCAATAGGTTCAATATCCATATATTTAATTCTTTTTGTCGGCTTCTGCAAAAGCCCTAATAACTTTTCTGTTACCTACGAACCAAGATTTATTTCTCATTTTCATTGCTTTTCTATATAAGAAATGACGTTCAATCAATCCCAATGAAGGAGTTGGAATAGTATGATTCAGATAATATCCATCAAACCAAAACCCACCATTGCTCGTCCATAGGTTAATACCAGTTTTTTTATGCTCTATACGATACTCTGATATTGACCATTCTTCTGGGTCGTTTAGATTATCCCATATTACTTTGCCAACATCGCTAAGAATAAAATTATAAACAAACTTATCAAACACAATTAACCACCATTCTTAATCAAGAACAAATTACTAATACACTTAAATGAAATAGAAGGATCCTGATAACATTTATAAACCAATCCTTCTCGTTCAGTATTAGGATTCAATGACGATTTACCTTCAGCTAGTTCCAGTAGAGTATGAATAGTAAAATCTTCAGGAATCTTATTCAACATACCAAAAACAGGAACATGTTTCAAATCTAGTATTGCTACCACTTCCTCTCTTGTTCGAGAATCAAGATACTCTGCGTTATCAATATCATATACATCAAAAACGAAGAACTTCTGTCCTTTTATAACATACGGGTTCCCCTGAATACCTTCACCAATTACTTCACCTTGAATGGCGATATTTTTACCTAAGTTTTTTAACTTTTCTTCAACGTCATAAGCAATAGCCATCTTCCAAAAGGTATTATTCTCATCGTATTTCAAATCAAGGTTACGAGAACATACACCGAATTCACCATTATTATAATACATGGTACAAGATGAACCGTCGAGTTTCTCAGTAACTTCCCATGTATAGTCCTTATAAGATTCAAATTCTTTTTTAAGATTCTGAATACGCTCTTGGTCAGTTTTAGGAATAAATGATGGGAAATTACCTCTAATAACTCCAGCAAGACAAGCGGGAATAGGCGGTTCATACTTCTGAATGTTCAAAATTGAAGAAACGTCGTCACCTACATCCCAATCAGTAGAATTACATTCTCCGTCATAATTGGTCATAATAACAGCATATGGAAGAATCAATCCTTGTGAGATTTGCCCACGAAGTTTTATAGTGCGTAGTCGTTCACCTTTAACGCCATTATATTCCCTTGGCTCTTTACCTTTAGAAAGGAATGAAGCAATTTCAGTAGGAATCCATGAATCAATCTCACAATATACTATGTAATCATTAACTACGAACTCATTTTTCTTAACAACTACCTTCCATCCGTCTACAACTGCTAATTCTATGGCGTCAGCATCAGGAATAGGAAGAATTTCAGCAATTCTACGAACAGTTGCCATCTTACGGTCGGTCATGATTAAATCTCTCTCTTAGAAACCAAGAATTCAAAGGTCTGAAATAGCTTGTCGAAGCGAAGGTCGTAAAGCTCTTTCATTCCTAATAGTATATTACAAATCTGATCTTTAGTCAAGTCTTTTTCCATGACTGATTCAAGAAGCAAGTCGATATCTTTCGTCACGTTCCAGCATTCCAAAATTTCTTGTTCTAACGAAAATCTATTTTTCATATTACCTTACCATTGCTTGAGTATAGTATCTATCGTTACCTGCTGTAACAAATACAGATATCCCGCCTGCTACTGCCCACCCTTCCTTCATAAACTGAATGACTTCGATTTCCAATTTAATCTTATTAGTATTTTCTAGTATTGCGTAGGACACTTCCTGATTAGTCATACAAATCGCTCTCAACATCGGCATTATCTTTTCCTCTATTGTATGCAGCTACAACCAACCAGTATTCAAAATTATCCTGAGGTGTTATGATTTGTCCTCTGATGGTATTAGTATGGCGTTTATATAATTTGGTAGCAGTTTGATATATTTCTTCAAATAGTTCATCGTTCATTTATCCTGATACTCCTTTTATCTCTTTGAATAGTTTAGGAACACAACCGCCAAGACCAGATAAATCATTGGAAACCATCCATTCATATACTCTTGATTCAAGGTCAATGATAAGGTCAATATCATCATTTTCCCATAATACCGAACGAATTTGTTTTTCAATACGTTTCTGGAATCGCCCAGATTCCGTTATATCTTCTTCTTCCACATCAGTATTAAGATGAATAGCATTAGCAATACATACAGATAATGCTATATCTTCCGAGTATTCATCATTGATGGCATTATATAATCTTTTGAAATTCATTATTATTCTCCATCAAAGTATTTACGGGTAATTATGAAGTATTCGCCGTCTTTGTTACCATAGATAGAAATCTCAGGATAACCATTGATATGTTCTTCGATACTAATATCTGCATTATACTTCTTGAGTAGGGTAGTCAATTCTTCAAGAAACTGTTTTTCTGTATCATTCATTATTCCGCACCAAATTGTTGGTTACTTTGGTAAGTCAAAATGTTCTTCAATCGCTATTGATACTGGAAATTGACGGAATTTAAATTGTGATTCGTCGGCAACTTTAGCACATTCCCTGATAATCAATTCGGCAAACCTTTCCGGATTTGTTTTAATGCCGTGCGGAAACTTATCGGCTGACTGTTCCCATAATTCTAAGATTCTTTTGTTCATATTATTTCCCGACTCAATTCAAATATGGGCTAATCTTACGCTCTAAACATTCGGTAATCAACTCCTCGTCGCTCATGTTGTTATATCCCGTCTTACCATCGCGCAAGATCATACTCAACCAACCAAGCGCGTTGGTTTTTGTGAAGTAGGCAAGGTCATCTGAAACCAACTTTTCGATCAGCGCATCACGGTCGAACATATTGAGCTCCTTTGTTGTTAAGTCATTATTATAGCCCCATCCCTGGGCGAAAGTCAAGCGCAAGAACTATCTTTCTCTACTCATAAATTCTTTAAACTCAGAAGCTGACATAAAGTATTCCATACACGTTTCTAATGCAGCAAGCAATTTCTCGTCTCTTTCCATTGGAAAACCACCTTCGTCAGTATCTTCTATAAGGTTTCTTTCATAAGCATCTATTAACTCATCACATACGATTCTATCAATAGTATCATAATCCAACTTAAAGTATTTTTCTGTCATTACTTTTCCAAAAATAATATCAAGGTTAGTGTTGTTCTACAAAATGTCTTTCTAGGTTATGTTCCTTTACATATCTCCAATGCTCATATTGATTAAAACTCGGAATTAAGCCAGAAATAAACATTGTCATTACTAGTGATAACTCAAGAACGGTAATATCATCTTTTGGGTCATACCTATACTGTTTATCTTTATCAAAAATGTAAAGATCACCCAAATGTCTAGGATTAAAGTAGATTTTACATCCAGTATAACCATTATATTCGCAATCAGTATTAGGGTTAATCATTTCTTAATTTCCTCTTGTATGCGTGTTTTGCCCTTTCTGTTGGAGTAGTAGTCAACAAATATACAAACGAAATGATATATACAATCAGAATTGGAGATAATACCAACCACCATGACCAATCAATATATCCCGTAAGTTTTAGTGTTATGAATATCAACGTTAATACTTCTATAAATCCCATGTTATTTTACCTGCTTTCTTTTATATGTAATACATTCGTGATGTGTAATATCATCACCTACTTGAACTTCTTCGGTACATGTCCAACTATTATGAAGAAGGTTATAGGAATATAGCCAATTCATTAAAATCAAAACATTACCCAAAAGCAAGACAAAAAGAATAAAGGATATTATCATGTTTTTGAATTCATAATCGCTCATCATATTAACTCCACTGATTTCAGTTGTTGAGTTACACCATCAAATGTAAATTGTACATTATAGATATCAAACGGCGTTGACGATATTTTGATATTATCAACAATGTTGAGATATACATGGCAATGCTTTACAATATCGGGTTTTGGTTTGATACGATATTCATCCCCATTATCAAACATACTTAAACTTCCACCCCTACCGCAATCCATCCAAGCAGCCTTCCATTTATACTGAACAGTTTCCCCTCTTAAATAAGCATCAATAACATCTTGAAACTTATGTGGTTTGATACGGTATTCATCCCCATTATCAAACGAGCTTAGATCTCTACCCCTGCTGCAATCCATCCAACCAGAGTTCCATCCATTTGAACAATAATACTGAACAGTTTCCCCTCTTAAATAAGCATCAATAACATCTTGAAACTTATGTGGTTTGATGCGGTATTCTCTATTCAAATCCCATTCTGGTTGTTTATTCGGAAAAGGAGCATAATTAATCCAACCAACATTAGAATGAAATACTTCAATTTCCTTACCTTCTGCCCATGCAATAATAACATCTGCGTGTTTATGTCTAGCCATAATTAACTCCAAGTTCTATGCACTTCAGCAACCCATTCTCTACCATCATATTCTTCAATAGTCCAATTTATATCATCGAGTACGTTTACTATTTTTAATTCAGCATAATGCCCCCAAGACTTTTCTCCTAGTTCTTCAACTACTTGGACAAGGTAGATGTCCTCTCTTGCTATAGTATGTGCATCGTCGCGATCATACCCAGACAATTCATTATAACGTTTCAGGGCGGCGTCCGACAAGTTAAACCCGCCATAGGATTTATTGATAACTACTTTCATATTATTCACCTATAATCTGTGTTTATAATTTGTGGTTCGTCAGATACCCATCTATAAGAACGTTTGATTACCTTAACCTCTCCGACATTCACTATACCGCTTTCATAAAGTTCAGAAACTACTTCAGGCCAAGTAGTTGCGGATAAAACAGTCTCTCCAAAAGTTGGACTTACATATATAAATTCTACTTTCATAATTTTACCTGATTTCTTCGTTTAAGTCAACTTCCCAAGCCCAATGAACTGTTGTCCAATCTTCTAAACAATGTTCAAAGGTATAGTGTTCGTCTACATGTTCTTTACCAAATTTATCGCACATTTTGCCATACCAATAAGGATAGTATGTTTCTCTTATTTCATCTTCCGAAACTGTAGTATCCCAACTCTTTTCTCCATCAAACTCGCTGAATGTATAGTATCTCATTTTTTACCAATTTTCAAGAAAATGCCCAGCAGGTGCGTTCTTCACCTTCTCGTAAAGATCGCCGCTGAATATCCTACCATTATAATGAAATTTACCCGTCCTAACAAATCCATCTTCTGATAAATCTTGCTGGACTATCACCTTAACCAATGACTGAGCTTCTCGCCTAGTATAACCAGATACATATTGACCATCCAAATCAGGATGTTTCCAGATGGTCCTAAGCAGATTACCGAACGAATCTTTCATTATTAAACTCCAGTTGTTTAACTACAGGCTTATTATAACACGCCCTTAGTTGAAAGTAAACCATCCATGGAACTTTCGTTTGCTTTATTTAACTCCAAAATGTTCTTTGATTTGCGTAGAACGCCGATGTCCATTTAGTAACATCCAACTATTTTTCTCACAAGCAGTTACACATTCCTCTATTAGTAACTCAGCAAACTTTTTTTGTCTTTCTTCTAATAAAGATACTATAGAATGTCTTGTTTCCTTTGGTAATTTATTCCATTCTTCATGAATAATATCCAAATCTTCTCCTTCTGGACAAAGAACTTCTGCTATAATTTGATCCACATCAAATTCACATTTTAATGCTAAATTTTTAATCTTTTCGTTCATTCTTCAACTCCGAAATGTTCTTTCAATCTCATCCATACAACTCAACACCACTTGCTGTTGTGTAGGTGGCACCAAATGTCTAATGTCATTTGCTCTGCTACAAGCCTCTAAACATTCCCTAATAATCAATTCAGCAAACTTTTGTAATTCTTCGTCTGACATACCCCAACTATTAAATGAACCTTGGGGAGTATAATAACCTAGTGGTATATAACCAGGAGGTTTTACAATCCGAAGAATTGTTTTAATCTTTTCGTTCATTATTCAATTCCAAAATGTTCTTTAATCATATTCATTGATAATTTTCTTCCATATTCTTCTCTCATAGAAGTTAAATCTCCTTCTGGATTGAGAATATCAATACATTCCCTAATAATCAATTCAGCAAACTTTTCCATATTTGAATGGAACAATTCTTCTTGGTATTCTGTTGTATATGCAAATCCATAATCATCATTATTCTCAGATGCTCTTATTGTAATGCTGTAGTTTTTCCATAGTGGAAAATAAAGTTCTTTAAGTTTTTCGTTCATTCCTCAACTCCGAAATGTTCTTTAATCTGTTCGATATGTTTTATGGAACGCAAATACTTTTCAGTATTATGCCCATCACGAGTAATACCCATCTGAATAGTTAGAATACATTCTTGAATAATCAATTCGGCGAACTTATCAGCCCAAACATGAGTAGGCGGTTTCCAGTTACCTTCTTTTGTTACTTCTCTGGCCTCGATCAATAGTTCTCTAATTCTTTCATTCATTCTTTTTCCTGGAAGAAATCTCTTATATAGTCTACATCATAACCGTTTTTGAACGATTTGTCAATACATTCTTCAACGATAAGTTCAACAAATCTGCTTAACTCATCTTCATAGAACTGATAAACGCCAAGATTTTGTTTATGGGTACTACCTGCTTTTTCAGCAAGTTCTCTAATTCTTTCGTTCATTATTTACTCCATAAGGTTTTCGTTGAATTCAGGATATACTAGTTCAGCATAACAAGATTGTACCTTACCATTCTTGAAATACTTAAACCAAAGGTCGCCATGGCAATCACCTTGACCTTCTAGGGTAAATAGAATATCAGAGAATTTAACGGATACATTCTTCATATCATCAACATGTTTATGCCATCTGGAATAAAGTAAACCGTTATCATCGAATTGTTGATTTGAGATTTCTTTGATATAATCATATACTTCATTTTTATCAACAACAGAAGTATCAAAACTTATAATAAAATCAGTATAATAACCCATAAATATCTCCTATTGCGTAACTTGTAAAAATACCGTATCTTTAATATACCCTGGTTCAATTCTACCATAGGCGTTTCTGTTGGGTATTGCCAGTTCCATAAATATCAGATTTTCTTTTACAAAGTCTGTTTGATATCTAATCACACTATTCATGAAATCTTCTGCTGTACCGCGATTAAAGAAGTTTATATTCCCATCTTTATAAGATGCTTTACCAGAAGCCGTTCTAAATGCTAGCAGATATCTTAAATGAGTATCCACGCATTCTTCGATAATGAATTTGTTGAAGTAGTTGATTTTCATTTTCCTCTCCGGTTTAGGATAAAGCCCCAAGGTAGAACTATATCTTACTACACCAGACCCCGAAAGTAAAGGATTTTCAGAGTCTGGTTTCGTCGCCGCTTAGGAAGGATCCCTAGAGGATAGGGTTGATGTAGAGATGCTTTTTTTATTTTCTAGAATCTCTAAGATTGAATAAGAACATTTATAGCAGTTGTTACAGATATCTAATTCCTGTATTTGTTCTATGGTAATATCAGGATTGTTTTCAATTAGTTCTTCAAACTCTTGTTCTGTAACTGCTGAACATATACATAAATACATATCTAATGGGTAAATATACCCCCAAAATCTTGTTTCTTAACATAAATCTTATGCTTATCTCTGAAATAATTAATGATTGGTTGAATAATTATTAAGTCCATATCGACAGATAATGAAATATAGCCATCATTATATCCATCTACCACTAGATCTTCGATGTCATTAGAAATAGAACTAAGAATACCCATTTTATAATTTTCTCCAGTTAAAACCAAAAGTTTTTCAACAATTCTTCTTTATTACGAAGAAGCTTCTTCTTTGTTTTTTCTATATCATTCTCTTTGCTTAGAGTATAATATATCTTATCATATGCGTACTTCTGCCCAGCGTGATAAGTTACGTTATATGAAATATACCAAACAGTAAAGACTGTAATATAAAACCTTCCCATTTTTCCTCACTTTTTAGCGGTGATTATACCTTCATCATCAACCTGAATAATACCTGCATTCTCTAAAGTATCAATAACTTGATCAGTTCCTGTTTGCATTCCTCTTCGATACATATACTGACCGTAAAATATACCAGCCAATATAATAGCAGTTGTAAACCACATTGATGTTGTGTCCAAGGTCATTGACTTCTCCTTTTTTTGTTGGATATTCAACTATTTAGGGTAGTTTGGTTTTCATGAGCCGTTTCGACTGCGGTTAAAGCGTATTTTGATTCTATATAATTTCCAAGTAATTCATAATTATAATAAGCCTTATAATTAGTCCATTCATCCTGAATTACTTTACCTACAATCTTACCATTTTCATCACAAAGGTATTGAATCTCTTTCTTTGTATACCACATCATATAGTTTTTCCTCAACCCATATATCAATATTATCTTTCGTTTCAATAAAAATCAATCCATCAGCGATAAACTTTTCTCGTTCCATGATAAAATAACCGATTGAATCAGACGATCGTTTTATAATTTTAACATAATCTGTATATTGCGGATTCATTTATTTTACCTCGGTTTAAGAAAAAAGGCAAGTTTTTTGTTGGATGGTAGGAAAACTTGCAAACCTACATCACAGCTCCCAAGGCGCGAGAGGTGTGGATTAAGTATTTTTCAAATTTCGTTTCATTGTAAAATTATTCTGGATTCTTACTTCTGAATTACAAAACGTCCAGCATTCCCCACTATCATCTAGGAATACGACCCACTCTAGATCGTGCTCTTGGCTCCTATCTATCAAGAAATATGCCCAGCCCTTACCCTTGGTGGTGGTCAGAGGAATCGGCGGATCTAGCTGAATCATAGTAACACCTTTAATATATTTATAGTATTTTCCCAAGACTTATGATGAATACCCATTCCTCCAGCAGAATTCCAATCTTCAATAACGCTTAATGTATCATCAATAATAACTTTATCTGGGCCTGAATAGAATTTCTTAAATCTTTTTCCTGGAACAAATATAGGAAGGTATTTTATATCGTGATTCTTTAACCATTCAAATTTCTGTATTGCTATCTCTTCCCAATATTCTTCTCTTGCTGTAGATGATAGAATATAGATAGGGCAGGAAACGTTTTCTTCTAAGAACTGAAGTGACTCTTTAACATCTGGTAACATATCAAGAGTAGCAAATTGTCTTGTATCAATAAAGTCTTTAAAGTATTTTCGATAACCTTCTTTTATTTTGTCATTAGATGGAGGCGGATAATCTTCCATACTTTCAGAACCATAACGATCATTGTATCTTTTATGAAAGGCACATAATACGCCATCCATATCTATATAAATTTCTTTAATCATCTTTTACCCAATGTTTATGTTGCTTAATTAAAGTTCTATCATATATCAGAGTAGCATATAACTTATGATGTAATGCTGCTCTTTTCCAATATGACGTAGGATGAGTATGCCATCTTAACCAATGTCCATACTTCTTATCAGACCTTAATAAAGCCCAATAATGATTACTTTCAAAAACTGTCATAGGATTATTTCTTCGCCTAATCTTGATTTAACATAACATCTTATTATAGCTTCTCTTGCAGTATGACCATAAGCTGTATAATAAGTTGATATACCTATTTCATTCTTTACTGAAATTCCAGAAAGCCAAGAACCATAAGTATCATCATCTTTAAATCTAGCTTCCAGACAAAGTTTCTTTACATCAATTTCAAAAGTTTCTATCAGTTCTCCAAGTTTAGCCCATAGGTCAGGATAGTCTCTGAAATAAGTATCGTTTGGATAATCTATATTATAAGCCATACGATAGGCTTCGTAAAGGTCATCTTTAGATAGGGTTTGAACTTTGAATTTAATCATAACTAATATCCTGGGTTTACTTCTATATCTATGGGTTCATCGGATTCATTAACACCGAATCCTTTTATTGATATTTGTTTTAGGATTCTTACTTGATATTTGTATCCTTTATCAATATAAAAAAGAACATCTTTATATTCCC